TCAAAATCCTTAGGCAAGCCTTGAGTTTGACGCTGCTCTATTAATTGACTTTGCTGCGTACCCTCCTTTTCTATTCTTTTATCTTTACGATCTTCTATTTGCGCATCCTTGGCTTTTGTTTCTTGGGCTTTCATTTGCGCTAGCTTAAGGTTGTATTGAAACTCCGTGGCCATCAACTCTTTCTTAATCTGCGCTTCGGTTTGCATTCTCTGCATCTCAAAGTTAGATTTAGCTTGCTCTATCGCAACTTTTTCTGCTGTTAAAGCTTGTTGCTTTTGTACTTCAGCCATTGCTGCTTTCTCAGCTGACTCAGCATTAGCTTGCGCTTGTGCTTGTATATTTTGCTGAACTAAAGCCTGCTCTCTTTCTTTTTTCTTTTTTCGCTTAAGCTTTAGCATTTCATTTGCTAACTTAAGGTTTTTAATCTGATTGATGTCTATTGAATCTTCAATATCAATCTCTTTCGTTTGCAAAGCAATTTGTATATTTTTTTGCAACTCAGCTCTTTCCTCGTCGTCTGGCTCCATCTCTAAGAATATGCCAAAGTCATGTAGGTTGAGATTTTCAATCTCTTTCAATGTTTCAACATTAAACGTAGAAACACTATTCATTAAAGAATTTTTAGTAAGTGGGAAGTTTAATACGTCGCTTATTTTTAATGATATGTTTTCGCAAGTACTTAATGTTAATTGTATACTAGCATCCTGCAAGTGCTTTGTAGCTGTGTTAGACGTATTGGCTGCCATCTTTTGCAACCCTACTAAAGCATTAGCATCAGGCATACTACCATCACGAGCTTCATTTAAACCGGTTACATCTCTGATCATTTGCATGTTGTAATTATATGCAGTGATTAATGATTGTATCTTACCTATTCCCGATGAGCTAGATAGCTCTTGTATAGGTACCTTGCCTCTGTTCATATCTCCCTCCTGCGTCATTGATCTACCAACAACAGATCCTGTTTGGAAATACATATTCAATGCTTCCTGAGGATTATAATTTGTGCCATTACCTAAATCAACCTCAGCTAAGCCGTCGACATCTAAGAATACACCATCAGGAACCATTCTAGATAGCACCTGTTGAATTTTTAAATGGGTCAATTGTATAACATCGGCAAATCCAATACATTTGCTTATAAGCGACTGTATAACTCCTTTATACATTCTAGGAGCTGCTATAGAGTAGCTCATTTCTACTCTAGTGGTATCTGCTAATGGTCTAGTCATGTTTTCAGCTAATTCCCATTTAAGCATAATATCAGTACCAATTACTTTAGCCCCTTCATACAACACCTCAATTGACCTTGATACTCTGTCAAAATTGTCGTTCGGAGGAGGATTGAACTGATCTGTTTTTTCAATAGCTTTTTCTAAGCCATTATCTGTTTTCTTTATTTTAAATACTTGATCTGTATATGTTTTGTATTCAAAGTATAATACTTGTACTGTATTATAATCGTAATTTTCGAATCCTCTTATTAGTCTACGATTACCCGGAAACTTTTGTATACGCTCTAATTCTTCATTAGATATATCAGGAAATTCTTTTTTAAGCTCTGGTATTGTTATGGATTTAACTTCACCTACATAATATATGTCGTCAAAGTTTGGGTCCTCCGTATATGACCATACGCAATAAGCGGGATCCACATAATCGACCACAATACCTTCTGCTGGATTGAATGACGTTTTAGTCATACCTATTCCTATATTAACTAGATCTTGATTAACCCTAGCTCTAGTCAAGTGGTATTCATTTGTAGCTAGCACTGTATTAATAGCCTCCTCTTCTGCTATTTCAATTGCTGGCTTATACTTAAGCTGCATGTGAAGATCGCGTTCTTCCATTGATTCTGGCAGCTCCGCATTTGGTATTACAGATTTTTTAAATGATACACCAATCATTTCAGAAGCCATAGCTTGCTCCTTTTGGGTATTCATATCGAACAGTATATTGTCCGCGTAATCTGTTCTTTTCTTTAATGATTCAGGGTCTTGTGAATACGAGGTTATATCGTATTGTTTTTGCGTAATACCGTTAGCTACAATGTTTGAAAACTTTGAAAGTATTGGAACTGGCTTCCAATCTAAATTAAGATAAGACAAATCACCATTAATAGCTAACTCATCTTTGTACTTCTGTACACTTTGTTCTCCTCTGGCGTATAGCCGAAGGTTATGAAAGTTATTCCAGTTAGCAGCATATCTGTTCGACCCGGCACCGCCATAGTTAAACCACTCCTGCTCAATAGCTCGTGAAACCTGTAATCCATATTCTAACGTTGCTTTTTCAGCATCGCTAACTACCTGATCAGGAAATGGGCTATTAGTATTTGTACTTACATTCATTTATTATATTATTTTTGAAGTAGTTCCCTCGTTATTGTATTTTTTAAATCCTAAAGAATAAACTTTTCTTTCTATAGTAGACTTAGGCGTATACCTATGTTTGTTACAAGCCATTAAAGCTAATCCTGAGCTTATCGAAGCATCATGCTTTGTTCTGTTATTTATATCAAATTTAGCCCAGTCCTGCAATGTTCTTTGCAAATATACATCACCATATCCATCAACCTTTTCTCCAACAAAATCCTCTATGTACGTTTCAATAGCGGACGCATGCGCTTGCTTTATATCTTCACTTGAATTAGGTATTCCGCCTACTTCTCTTTCCGAAACTGATAACTTATTATACGTTCTATCCGGTCTGTTGATACTAAAACCTCTATAACCTCTTCTTTTTATATAATAAAGTAATCGCGGTTTGTTATTCTCTGCAAGTATAGGCATACCGTAAAATACCATAGCCATTAACACATCTTCAAAAAACATCTCGGCTGTTGAAGGCCTTGCGATATACTCTAAGAAAAAATGATTAGGCGGTGCGTCAGACATTGAAAACTTTGTTAATCCATGAAGTGCTCCGTTAGAGCCTCCGCCGCCAACAACACCACTAATATCGTAACTGTCACAGCCAAAAGCTCCAATATGTTCGTTTCCAGGGTACTTAATACCATTCTTTATTATTATATGATTCTGTTGTTCTTGATTCGGCACCCAAGTTATATAAAATCTACCGTCTTTATTAGGGTAGAACATAACCTCAGTATCCTTAATACCATTCTTCCATTGAAAGTTACCTTGTGTAACCATCGTGCTGTTTTTTAACTCCTCATTATAATCTATCTGTTGATAGATTTTTGTTAAGTTAAATATAGATTGCTTTGATTCATCTCTGAATGCGTGCTGTTCTGTTCTTGGAAATTGACGGTAATACTCATTCAATGCATCTGCGTCGTCTTTTAAACCTTCTACTTCGTTCTCCCAATGATTAATAACACCTTCTTCTATAATATCGCCTTGAGGCCCTATAATTTCTTTCTTCGGTGTTTCAAATACCGGCCAACCGTATTGATCAATGAAACCCTCATAGTTCCATTCCATTGGTATAAACAGTTTATATAAACCACTTTTAGTTTGACCGTTTTTGTTCCTATTTGTTACGTCGGAACTATCGTATAATTTTTTAAAGTTTTTACCTCCTTTATCTAAGGCATTGGATGTTGATCCCATCATACATTTACCAATAATTCTGCTACCTAATCTTAAACAAGTTTTAGTCACTCGCCAGTTGTTAAGTATATTTGTAGGCCTTTCCCATTTACCGCTTTCATCGTGTACTAATAGTTTTAGTTTTTCACCATCGTACGAGTTGTCCCCTGTGTTTTTCCAGTCGACCGTGGTGTCAAGACCAACGATTTCTTCTGGCGTGGCATTTGAATCGAGCTTCCTTCTGGTAAACTTTGAGGCGGGTACTCTGTATGCGAGTTCTGTTTTGGGCCGGTCCATTCCGTCCTGTATTGGTTTAAAGAAGAATGGATAATTAACCGATATTGGTACAACTTTGTCTGTAAACATTTTCTTTGCATCGGGTCCAGATTTGGACAGTATACCAAATCGAGCATCCGAAGATATTGTTGCTTGGTTAACGGTCTCGCCGGAAGCCATGAAAGAAAATCCCGATCGCCTGTTCTTAAGGTAGCACATGCCGTAGCATCTGTTGTCTGCCTTGCAAGCTTCCCAGAATAAATAGAATAACCTGTTTGATTCTCGAAAGTTTGGTTGCCCAACGTCAATCTTGGACCACTGCAGGTACATATAATGAGTACCAGTAATATAAGTAGGTTTATCTTTGTTATAAAACCAAAAACCTTCTTCGCGCCTGTTAAACTCCTCATCAATATACCCATACCACTTTTCTTTGAAAGCATTTGGATATTTAACCCAATCAGCTTCGCTTTTTATCTTGCTTAATTCTTTTGGATACTCACTTGCTTTCCACTTGTTTTCTCCTTTACTGGGTTTATTCTGCAATAGCGGTAATGCAATATGCACTCCGCCAATTAAATATATATCCCCAATTTTACCGGTTTTACTTATGACAACAACGTCGTGCTCTTTATCATAGCCGTAAACCCACTTAGCGTAGCGATTCCTTTTTTTAATTGCTTGAGGTCTAATATAGTCTTTGACTATACTATATAGTTCCTGTTCGTAAGCCATTACTTAGATCTCCCTTCCGCAAAACCTTTGAATGCAGGTTTATCAGTATCTTTAGTTGCTTCTGCAATCATACCTTCTTCTTCCTGTATTCTATTTAATATTTCAAAAGCGTCTAATATGCAAAGCTTTTTAGTAGCGGCAGCGTTTTTAAGTCTGTCAGCTGAAATGTCTTCTTCTGAGTCAACGATCTTTTCTTTTGCTACCTTTACTAATTCTTTAATTGCTTCTTGCCCAGCGGCTATTATACTCTTCTTTGTTTCTATCGAGTTCATACTTTATAACAATATCATTTGATTTCATACAATACATAATCTGATTGTCTATAACAAATTCCCATTCGCTACCTGGTGTAAACCCTATTATGTCTCCTGGATTGATTCCGGCGCTCTTTAATGAGCTATTACCTATTTTCAGTATACCAATAAGATCAGCTGTTTTTTCGCTGCTTAAAACGTCTTTATTTTTGACTGGAGCAACAAAACACCTATCGCCAAATGACTTCCAAGTTTTATTTGTTTTATATAAATACACTTGATCAATACTGCAAAAAAACAATCCGTCTTTTAAAAACGACCTGCTATTCTTTTTGGTTCCTTTCATGTCGTAAAATACCCTAAATACATTATGATGTATTACAATCAAATCGCCTTTCTTAATTGGTGTTGCAAATGCAGCAGGTGTTTCAATTACTTCGGCGATATTATTGACATGTTTAAAACTTTCTATGGAGCTATTTGTTACAAGGGTATGTTCTCCAACTTTAACTTCGTTATCGTATCTTTGGCCTATGGGCTTTACGATAAAATCATATATACTTCGCATTAATATTCTAAGTCATACTCAACGGATATTGCCATGTTAGAATTGAACTTCTTCCACGGCATTACCTCGTCTACCTTTTTTATAAATATATTATAAGAATTATCAGACTCATCGAATATTATATGAGAAATTTCGTGACCGCCGTAAACTGTCTGTTTAACAGAGTAATGCATTGCTTCGTTTTTATAGTCAGCCCCGATACTAATTTTTCTTATAATATTTTCCATAACTTACTCCTTAATTTCTTCGTAAGTTCCGTCAGTGAGATTTATATTGATTGGCCCATAGTTCTCCTCAATACTCTTTTTCATCTCGTCCATGTCTTTTTCAAGCATGTTAACCTGGAAAATAGCTTTAGCTTTTTGCACTTCTAACACGCCAATGTTTGCTAGATAAGATTGTAGCTCTGTTTGTAGATCTGTTACTTTTTCTAGCTCTTCTTTAGTGATTGACTTCGGAGTCACCTCCATTTGTTTTACTTTACTCATTTGATTTAATTTAATTGTTAACTATTTATTTATAAACTCTAAATTTTTCACCTCTTCTTTTGTCTTGGTTGCTATTTGAAAAGTCTACTATTTTATTGCTTTTGTCAAAAGCCCTCCCTTTAAATCCTTTAGGAAGCTTTCCGTAAGTAGATGCGCTAGCCATTACGTTAGTGTTAGTTCCTTCTCTCAACTTGCCGGTTGTACTTGACTTTTTCTGAGAAACAGATTTTCCGAAATCCACAACATTTCCAAATTCTTTAGCGGATTTATCAGAAGCAGATTCTCTTGAAACGCTTATTTCACTGGCTTTACCGGTACTTACATCGTATTTTTTTACGGTTTTTTTATCTTTCTTTTTTTTCTTGTCATTATCGGTAAGGTATTCAACCGCTTTATTTTTTAAAGGGTCTCTCCCGGGTTGTTGCATGTATGCCATAATTTTTAATATAGTCTAGTTAGTGTATGCGTTTGATTTATGTGCCCAGAATAAACAGCTACTATGGTGTCTGCACTTTTTTGCTTATACTTTATAGTAACTTTGTAGCCATTTTCCTGATTGTATAATCTTGTATAAAATTCGTTTTTTCTTTCGCTTTGAATTGTTTCGCCTATGACTCTGTATTCATCAAAGCTGGTGTTGTAAACTCTTAAAACTTTGTACTCGCTGGCTAAGATTGTTTTTATATAATCTGAACCGGAGTTGGTCCACATTCCGTTAAACTGTTCTTGCGCTTTTGCTGTAAAAGATGCTAGCGTAATAAATAACGCGATAATTAGATTTTTCATAATATTAGATTTGATTATTAACTTATTTATTATATAATCACGCGTAATTTTAAAAAACTTGTTTTATTCCTCTATTATTGCCTTTGCTTTGTCTTCAGGGGTTACTGGAGGTGGTACTTCTGCTCCTCTTTGCCAACCCATAAAGCTATGCGCTGACG